GACCATCATGGCCGCGATTGCAGTCGAGTCCATCGGCTTCATGTCCTTCATTCTGTTGCCGAGAGCTTCCACCCATATTTCTATATTTGTGACTGTCGTCCTCTTGACCGTTCCCTTTACAACTCCGGCGCCATCGTTTAAGAACATAAGGCGGCTGTCCAAGTCGAGACTGCTCCAGTTCTCAGGCAGCAGCTTCTCCAGGTATTCTTCGACGATGCCCTGTCGATCGTCTGCTTCCATGGCGTCCCTCTGCGCTTCTTCCGCAGCCCTGGCCGCCTCTCCTTTCAGGAACAGATCCTCACCCAGCTCGTAGTTGACCTTGGTCTCTGCCCATATCTGTGCCACCTCTTCGGTAGTCAGATCCCACGGTTTTCTCTTGCAGTGCCCTGTCACCTTCACAGGCCAGAAGCGTCTGTTGCCGGTGATGTCTCTCAGAAAGCCGGACTCTGCGTTCGTGGATCCCACAATTATGCACTGGCGCTTGTGGCTTTCTACGTTCCGGCCGTATGCCGCACGGTAGATGTCGTCCTGTCTGCTGACGAAGCTCTTGACTACTTCGATGTCTGCCTTTTTCATTCCAGCCATTTCTCCCAGCTCCATGATCCAGTGCCCCTGCACCAGCTCCGCTCCCGTCTTGTCCCTCATGTCTGTGAGCGATAAAGAGTCACTGAACCAGTCGCCTGCGAGTTTCCGGAAGAACGTGCTCTTCCCTATACCCTGAGGCCCATCTAGCACCAGTACGCTGTCGAACTTAACGCCGGGCCTGTATATTCTGGCCACAGCTGCGGTCATGCACTTCCTCGTTACCTCCCTGACATACAAAGAGTCTGCCGCGCCAAAAAGGTCTATCAGAAGAGTGTCCAGACGCTCAACGCCATCCCACTCCGGAAGGCTGTCCAGATATTCGCGGATAGGATGGAAGCGTCGGTTGTCTGCTACAGTCACGAGGGCCTTGGCGAACTTATTCTCCGGGAACTGCACGCCGTGGTTCCTGGCCACCCACAGGTAGAGCTGCGCATCGTCTGCATCTCTCCAGATTTTGTCCGGGCGGCTCCATGGCAGACCGGTCGCTTCGATCTTGCCACTCATCTCATTGAAGCGGATGCCCTGCAGGTGCTCGTCGAACGTCAGGATCAACATTGCGTTGTTCGCTTCCGGTATTATGCGGCCGTTCTCGTTCTTTGTCAGACGAGTGCGCCAATCCTCATCCTCTTCGATAGGCTTGAAGTCTTCTGCAGCTTTTGCCTGCTGCTCTTGTGCGGCTAGGCTGGACACCAGCGGATCATTGGCAGCGAACTCTGCCATTGCCTTGTAGCTCGGTCGCTGCGCCCCGCTCTTATCCATCGCGTCATCATCCTGATCGCCAAAGAGATGGATGCGCACCAGGTCGAAGGCATTGCATGCCTGATTGCTTGCCGGATCGGTTGAGTGGTTTGAATAGGCAAAGGTGTCGTTGTCGTATATAACCACGCCGGCAGATGTGGATCCCGCCTTGTAGGTGTAGCGGTCGTCTTTTCCGGTTGTCTGTTCATATACATCAGACAGGAACTTCTCTATCGCCTGTGTGACCGAATATGTACGACAGAACAGACCGACGATGCCCTTCTTGCTGAGAGGATCCTGCTGCTTGCTTCCTGGCCTTCTCTTGTCGATCTCGCCCTTGCACATTGGCCAGTAGCTCACGTCGGTCCAGTCAGGGTACTCCTGCAGGATCTCGTTGGCCACCATGAAGGGCGCGTCGTAGTATTTGAAGAACGGCTCCACGTCTGAGCTGTTGCTTGGCCAGTACATCAGACGAGTCGGCTGGAAGGTTGTCGGATCAAACCAGTCCATGCCTACCTTCTCGGCCAGTTTTCTCGCTATGGCCTCGTATTCGTCCGGAGTGACATCTCTGTCCAGCGGTATGATCAAACGGAAGCGCGGCGTCTTGGGGCTGTGCTTGTGCGTACTGTAGACGGCCATCGCTCCGGTTATGTTCAAATTGTTCATGAGTTGATCCCAGAAGTCTGCAGGTGCGAAGTCTAAGTCCAGCGTGACGATCTGCCTCGTGGCTACATAGCCGGTCTTGCGTCGTCCGTCTTTCAGGTGACCGCCGACGAAGCCGCCGATGTCTTTGATGCGGTCCTGTTGCTCTTTGCCCATCTTCATGTATTCGGCGTGGGTCTCGCCGGTAGTCTGCGACTTTTCCAGTCTGGCCAGCAGAGCTGACCAGAGCATCTTCTTATTTTTCCAGTGTGTCTCGAAGCGGCTGTTGCCTGTCGAGATTGAGAGCTTCCCGTCATTTTCGACGGCCAGGTTGTAGTCTTTTATGTTCGTGATATTAGTGGCTGCTTTCATTTGCCCCACCTCCCAGCGCAGTCACGGTGGAAAAAGTTCTCCGTCCCGCGTTTTGTCTTGCAGTATTCAGTCTTGTCATCCTCAGGATCCAGCGACTTGCCACAGATGCAGCAGTCTGCTCTCCACGATCCGGAGTCCTTCAGTTTATTCAACTTTGTTTTTTGTGCCTGTGTCAGTGGCATGTCATTGTCCTCCTGATTTATTTATTGCTTAATGCGGGGGCACAAGGCCCCCGGGATTTATTGGATAATAAGGAAAGCCGGGCGCACGCCGAAGGAGGACGAAGCGCTGAGGGTGTTCGCACAGCCACTGCGGGCGACAAGGCAGAAGGCAGCCGCCGAGTCTGTGTCTCTATCCATGCACCAGCACCAGTCCCATCTGCCGTCTTTATGGAAGGCGATGCGGTTGCGTCTGTCCTTCATCAGTGGCCACTGCTCTGCATCCTGGTACTCTGCCCAGTCAGGAACTTTGTCCACCATTTCTCCGAGCTTTGGAAGTCTGAAGGTGTCACCATTCTCAAAACTTCCCAGGTGTGTGATCAGTTCCTCAGGCAGAAGCTCCTCGACCATTCCTTTGTCGTTCAGATATATCCTGAGATCACAGGACTGCCAGCCTCCTCTGTTGCTGTTCTTTTTGTTCATTGCCATCTCCGCCACATATTGATCCAGGAGCATGAGCGCTCCGGCTTCAGTAATCTGCTGGCATGTTGCAGTGTAGCCGTTATTCAATACGATGACGTCTCCTACCTGCAGGGTGTTTGCTTCGGTTTCCATTTTTCTCAATACTTTCATTGTGGTCTCTCCTTTAATCTTTTTTGTAGAATGTGGTCTCATACCCGTCGCCCTTCAGTGGCAGGCCAGGTGCCCAGTCAATAGGCTCGGCCATGCAGGCGTTGATCACATCCAGCGCTTCGGTGTCTTCGATCGGCACATCGACGATCATCTCGTCGTGGACGTGCATGACTATCTTGTAGCCCAGGTTGCTGACTCTCGTCATGGCTACGGCCAGACAGTCCCTCGCGGTTGCCTGGACGATATTCTCGACCAGCTTCCCGCCGTATGTTTCCGTCTCTCCCCACTGCTTTGTCTCCTGGTTCACTCCCATGTAAACGATATGCTCTCTCCCATCGCGTGGATCCATTTTCAGCTTGGTGTCCCAGTAGCAGAGCTTCCTGCCTCCCGGCAGTTTTATGAAGAGGTTATGGTTGATATATGAGAACTCCAGCCCGTGCTGCAGTCTGACCGTGCGGTGCTCTTCGATGGCTGTCCTGACAGCGATCTCGCACAGCCTCCACAGCTTCACGACTTTCGGGTTTGCATTTCTCCAGCTGTCGACTACTGCCTGCAGCTCGTCTTCTGGGATTGAGCCTTCTCTGTCCATTCGCTTCATTGCTCCAACGCCGCCCTGGTAACCGCAGGCCAGCTCTGCGACCTTGCCCTTCTGTCTCAACTCTCCATTGATGCCATGCTTTACGACCGGCACCTTGTACATCTGGCTGGCCGTCTCGCAGTAGATGTCCTTGCCCTCACGGAACGCCTGCAGGCGCCACTCCTCGTCCGCGATCCAGCTGATCACTCTCGCCTCGATCGCGGAGAAGTCGCTCACCACGAAGCGGCAGCCTTCGGATGGTATGAAGGCGGTGCGCACCAGCTCGGAGAAGACGAATGCCGTCTCACCGAAGAGCGTCTGCATCGTCTCGAAGTCTCCCTCTGCGGCCAGTTCTCTGGCCAGATCAAGATCCGGCAGGCTGTTCTTTGCGAGGTTGTGCGTCTGTACCAGTCGCCCTGCCCATCTTCCGGATCTGTTGGCTCCATAGAATTGAAGGATGCCTCTGAGCCTGTGGTCGTCGCATACTGCGTCGAGCATGGTGCTGTACTTGGCCGTGCTGGTCTTTCCGAGAGCTGTCCGGATCTCCAGCACCCTGCGGACGTTGTCCGGGATATATTGGAGAGTCAGCGCCGCGGCGATGGTGTCCTTTGTGACTGACGCCATCGGCATGCCCTGATCGTTGAGCCAGGTCTTCAGCTTTGCCAGGCTGTTCGGGTTGGCCAGTCCGGTGATCTCCTGCGCTTCTTTCTGCAGCTCTTCTTTCCGGATCACGTCGTAGTTCACAATTTTATCCACCATGTCCACATCAATGCGGACGCCGCGGTCGTTCATATCCTGGTCAAGGTTCCAGAGCTCCTGTTCCGTCTCTGTAATTTTGTAGCATGCTAATTTTGAGTCGATCGCCATCTCAGTGACCACGTCCTGCCGGTTGTATTCGATGTAGAGCTTCCACTTGTCCGGTGCATGTTCCGGGAGGTTCCTGGTCCTTTGCCCGTTCACTCTCGTCGGCTTGCATGGCTTGGAGAAGTACTGGATCAGTGCCTTGCCCTGTGGATCCTTCAGTTTATCTTCCGGAAGTCCGAGAGCTATGCCGGCATCTGCAAGGCTTCCAGGCAATCCCATTGTGAGGCATTTGATCATTATGCAGCGCCACTCTCTTGGCGGCATTTCCTTCCCCAGCCACTTGGCCAGACAGGTGCGCTCGAAGTTTGCATTGTAGGCATATTTGACGCAGTCCGGATCGTATAGGTGTCTCTTGAACTGCACCATTTTCCGCTCTTCCTCGTAGTTATTGTGGCGGGCGGTGCAGTCAATGACCTCCACCGGCCCGTCGTCAATACTAAAACCGATCAGCAGGATGTCGAAGTCCGGCGCTTCGACGTATCTGTAGACGCCGGACTTCTTCAGGTCAATGGATGAGTATGTCTCAATATCCACTGACATCTTGCTCATATTAGAAGTCCTCCTCGTCTGCGAAGTCCTCGCCTCCGAAGTCAGACTCTGCAGATGCTCTGCTTGCTCCGAGGTGGTCTCCGTCACTGAGCTTCTGGATGTTGTTAAGACCTACGCCGACTCCTCTGTTGCCGTTTGTGTTGAAGGCGTAGAAGTTGATGCTTGCGCGTCCATAGCAACCGCTGTACACTTCCTCAGGATCGATGATCTCCACGAGATCCTTGTCAACGATGCCAGGCTTCTGTGTGCTGTTTGCGTTCAAGAAATACATGCCGGCGTACTCAGGAGCCTCAGGTCTGTCCTCGTCTCCATCTCTGAGAGGGAGCTTTAAGTTGGCCGGCTTCTTGCCATTCCACTTTGAGCTGATGCCTTCCTTGATAGCTTCCTGGACTGCTTTCTCGATCTTGTCGAGGGTTGCCTTGTCATCCTTAGGGATGAGTAGGCAGATGCTGTACTTCTTGTCGCCTCCATTGAAGCCGCGAGCCTTGAAAACATTTACATAACTGAAACGTACTTTTCCTGTGATAACTTTTGTTTCTTCCATAATGATGGTCCTCCTTCTTATTCTGTGAAGTCAGCCTTTGCTGCTTCTGTAGTGTTGATTGCTTCTCTTTTATCGCTTTCCGGCACCAGGACGGGCTTGCCTGCAGGTTTCACGAGCAGATTGCCCAGGAGCTCGGTGAGCTTCTTCTTGCCGACGAGCTTCTCCATATTGGTGATTCCGTTGAGCTTGCGCTCGTACAGAAGGGCCTCGTCAAACCCTGCGGCCTTCAGTGTGTCGGCCACCTTGATCTCGTCCGCATACTTGCGGATGCTTCTGCCTTCCACCAGCTTCCAGCCGTCGTACTGCTTACCGGCCAGAGCCTGCTCCAGTGCGTATGCGCTCACATCAGCGACCCACTTCTGGACCTCCTCGGCCTGTCTGAGGATCTCGCCGATCTCTTCATCCGTGAGGAGCGCCGGCTTCTTGAAGTCATGACGCGCCAGCTCCAGGTTGGCTTCAGCTCTTGCCCGGCAGATTGCCTTCGCAGGACAGAACTGGCACCACTCACCACACTGCACGACCTCGCTGTTATTCATGGCCATCTGTGCCTTCGGTGCGACCTCGTTCTCAGCCCATGCCCTCAGTTCTTCCAGGCTAATCTCTTCCGTGCTTACGTGGTCAAGTCTCGGCTGGATGATCGTCACCCGGACGGTGTCGAAGTCGTACAGATCGCCGAAGAGCTCAGCCGCTCCCAGTCCATAGAGGCGCAGCTGCGGATTGCCTACAGCGTCAACCTTGACGCCCTTGCCGTACTTCAGGTCGCAGACCTCAATGGTGTTGCCGGCGATAATCACCGCGTCGGCAGATCCGAAGCTGTCCGGCACCCACTTGTCAAGACTGAAGCGTTGCTCGATCATGAGCTCAGCATCCGGACCACCTTCGAGCACCTTCTCCGTGACGATGTCAAAGTAGAAGTCTGTCGCCTCATCCATCTCGCCGCAGTAGTACTCGAACTCCTTGCGTGCTTTTTCCAGCTGCTTGTCAAAGAAGGCGCCGGTCCCTTCCTCGTTGAACTTTCTCAGCTTCAGCTCTGCCAGAGCATGCGCCTCGGTTCCTTCGGCTGTGTATGTGCTCCCAGTCTGCGGAGGGCACTGCTCAGCCAGGTGAACCGATCCGGGGCAGTTGATCCAGCGATGTGAAGCTGATGGGCTCAGTCTCGCATGATCAGCCATTGAGCACCTCCTCGGCTTTCGCCTTCAGTGCCAGGAGCTCCTCACCGTTCTCCACTTCGGTGAGCTTCTCCACGCTGGTCAGCTCTTTGATCCACTGGCTTGCTGTATTGGATCCGGTCTTCTTATTGACCTGTGCCAGGAGCTTGCGGACCTCTACTTTGAGAGCTCCGGTGTCCACGGGCTTGTCTGCTTCAGGTGCGGGAGCTACTTCCTTGCGCTCATCTTTTTCAGTTTCCTGCACGTTAGCCTTTGCAGGAGCCTCGTCCTGGGCCTTTGTGCTCTTAGGTGTAGTCTTATTTGCCTCCGGGGCTCTTGGCGCCTCCTTGTCAGGCTCAGCGCTCACACTGACCTTCTTGGCGAGTGCCGGTGCGATGGCCACGCCGTTGCAGAACTCGTCGAGCTCCTGCAAGCTGTTAAATTCGACTGTAATCTTCATGTCGTTCCTCCTTGTTTTGTGGTATAATGAAACTGTGGTTACTCCTGTGAGCCTCCGGACTTCGTTCCGGGGCTCATTTTTTATTGCTCATGCTGCACCACCTCCTTCGCTGCTTCTGACAGATAGCCAAAGTAGTGGTCGCCGTGTATGTATGCAGGCGTGCAGCTGGCATTGTATTCTCCGGCCGTGAAGTAGTAGATGTCGTAGTCCAGACGCTTGCCTGTGGCCTCCATCATCACTGCATCGTAGTCATCCTGCTGCATGTGGTAGCCGGCGTCCTCAACTGCACCGTTCCACATGGTTGAGAATTGTCCAGGCTGTTCCAACACTTCCGTGATGGTGTCCGGGAAGAGAGGACTGTCCACTCTGTTGAGTACCACATCCACGACCAGGCGCTTGCCGATCATGTCCTGGTTGCCGGCTTCGGCTTCCACTACCTGCGCAAGAAGCTCCAGCTCTCCCCAGTAGCTCTCCTCTGCCAGGTCTTCCTCTGTGAGTTCTGTGACCGGAAGGCTCTCGGCCTGTTCCATCTGTTCCCAGTGTTCCCTCTCAGCTGCGACCTCTGCCTCGTAGGCCCTGTCCTCTGCGATCTGTCCCTTTACCCATTCAGACTCGACCTGCTCCCAGTTCTTAACGCTCCGGAAGTGGCCTATGCCTGCCAGGGTTCCTAGGATGCACCCTATCAGAAGACTGACAAGCAGCCCGCGGGTCTTAGGTGACAGGCGTCTGCGACGTTTTCGTTTTATCGATCCCATTTTCGGCTGCATCTTTTTCTCCTTTCCTTATTGCCTCCAAGGCCGCTATGGCCAGTAATGTGAGGTCTGGTATGTTGTTCATGTGTAGATCCTCCTCTTTGTTCACGTTCGTGTACTTTTAGATTAAAAAAATATCCAGTCTCTGGCTGTCATCAAGATGAAGTAGTTCGCATAGTTTCAAAATCTGCGACGGCTTGAACTCGCTGCCGTCCTCCAGCTTTTTGTATAGGCCGCCGCGGGACATCCCTATATAGTTGGCCACGTATTCAAACCTGTAGCCGCTGTTGTCGATGATCTCCTTCAGCATATCTGTGTTTGTCATTGTTTCCTCCTTCATAATGCTCTTTCTATCGTGTAGCTGCAGCATAGACCGTCGGCCCATTCCTGTGCAGCTTCTCTTGTCTCGAAGTCCTGCGGCATGATGTCCGGATCCTCCGGGAACACTGTCCAGTATCTCATTGTGGTCCTCCTTCCATCGGTACCCAGGCGTTGGCGGGTGTTGTAAAGCAGTCAATCGGGCAGTCATCCCGCACCTGGCAATGCTCTGTCGCCTTCTTGCATCGATCATTCAGAAGACAGAAGTGACAGATGCACTGCTGGCCGTTTGACATCGTTTTCTCACATACGTCGCACGTCGTCCTCATTTCTTTTTCTTCCTCCTTTCTCTGATGGCTCTTTCCAGTCTCACAGTTGCAAGGCCCGCATCTGTTAGCTCCGGGTTCTGTGACCGGAAGTCCTTCTTGTTCATCTGTGCATTTTCTCCCCGCGTTAGCAGGTAGAGGTTGTCCGGGCTGCAGTTCTTCTTGTCCAGATCTCTGAAGCCGACAATCATTCCCTCCGGTATTGGTCCGAAGTTCTCCTCCCAGGTCAATCTGTTGAGCATTTTCCATCGGTCCCACTGGTACCCGCGCTCCTGAACCTTCTTGATCAGATAGCCGTCTTTCGTTTCCCGGATGCTTCCAACCGGCAGATGGTTGTCCGGGATGTGCCCATGCTCGAAGCATTTGCGCTTGGAGCTTTCCTGAGCTTCCTCGCTCATGTATTCGCTCCATTTCTTTCCCTTTGTCCATGGAACGTGCCCAGGTTCAAACCGTCCGGTAAGACCGCTGTTGAGCTTGTGGTTGTGGTAGTAGTATTTGAGCTGTGCCTGTGTATAATCTCTCCCGGTTTCCTCCCGGAGGATTTCCAGCATTTCTGCATAAGTCCGGCCCTTATAATTTGCCAGAAGTACCTCGACCACATCTTCCGGCCAGAGCTTTGACCTTATAGTCTGACGCTTTCCGGTCTTCAGCTTGTGGTTATTATAATAGGCCTTCATCTTGCCATAGTTGAAGTCGGTGCCGAAGCGCCGGTTGACTTCCTCAGCCATTTCTTGGATTGTGAATTGATCCAGGTGCGTCCGGATAAAATCATGGACCTCAGGCTTGTATCTGACCGCCATCAGTTCTTCACCTCCAGCATCTCCGGAACGCTTCCCTTACTGTCTGCGTAACCATACTCAGCCATGTGTACCATGGTCTTATATGCCAATTCACCGTTCCGGATGATCTGCTCGGCGACTTTGGTCATGCCTTCAGATCTCCGGAGCTCTCTTTCGAGCTGCTCCTCGTTTAGCTCTTCATCATTGAGGCGCTCCAGCTGCTCGAAGAGGTGGTTGTTGAGATCGCTCAGTGTGTTCTTCATTTTTGGCCACCTCCTCAGTCAATTGCTCTCATAATGTCCCGGATCATAGCTGTGCCGCTGTCCATGCTTACGTTGACGTCACGGTGCGTTCCGTTCATCCATTGAACTCTCACTATCTCGTCTCCGTTACCCTTTACCATATAGTAAAGATCATCGAGATCCTGGTGGTTTCTGGTGAGCTTCAACGTCTCGGCCAGTGCATTACAAATTGCGTCTTTGTTTTCCATGTGGTTTCCTCCTATTTGCTTGTGTGGTTTATTCACGTTCGTGTACTTCTGTCTCAAAAATAAGGTACACGTTCGTGTACTCTCGAATAATAGCACGTGTGTGTACTTTTGTCAACATTTGTGATATGATTTATTTACAAAATTTTGTGGAGGTGCTCTATGGCTGAATTTGCTCAGATTTTCAAACAATTAAGATTAGAAAAAGGACTCACACAGCAGGAACTGGCTGACAAATTAGGGATAACAAAAAGCGCTGTCAGTATGTACGAAAGAGGTGACCGCCGTCCAAACTTTGAAATAGCGGAAGCTATCACCGACTTCTTTCATGTTGATCTGAATTACTTAATAGGAACCACTGACAAGATCCAGAAGCCGGCAGGCGATGAGACTGATCTGGTCGCTAACAAATATCTGGGCGTTACCCTGGAAGAGATTGAACTGGTCGAAGCATGGCGTCATGCGGATGAGCAAACGAAGCGCATAGTGGCCTATGCCTTGAAAATCGGAGGAATGAAGTAGTGAGAGGCGTTATCTATGCGAGATATTCAGAAGGACCAGGACAGACTGACAAGTCCATCGACGGACAGGTTGCTGACTGCCGTGCCTTTGCGGAGAGGAATGAGATCAGCATCGTGGGCTTGTATGCTGACCGCCACATCTCCGGAAAGAGCACTGCCGGCCGTGTGGAGTTCCTGAAGATGATCGAGGACGCAAAGAAGGGCTGCTTTGACTGTGTCATCGTCTGGAAGATTGACCGCTTTGGCCGAGACCGCCGGGACATTGCAGTCTATAAGCATGAATTGAAGAAGGCAGGCGTGAAGCTGCTATACGCTGAGGAGACTGTCCCGGAAGGACCTGAGGGCATTATTCTGGAGAGCGTGCTGGAGGGTCTTGCTGAGTACTACAGCGCCGACCTGAAGCAGAAGGTCAGCCGCGGGATCCGTGAGACCGCAAAGAAGGGCGAGTGGACGTTCAGCCTCCCGATCGGCTACACCAGAGACGAGAACAGGCACATCGTCATCGATGAGCCGAAGGCAGCAGTCGTCCGGGAGGCGTTCAAGCTGCACATTGCCGGAGCCACAACGAAGGAGCTGCAGAAGCTCTTCTCTGATAATGGCATAACCGGCCAGCGTGGTGCGAAGGTTATCAGCGCGGGATCCATCTACCGGATGCTCCGGAACGATGCCTACCTTGGCCACTTTGAGGTGCAGGGCGTGACAGTTCCGGCCGAGCCCATCATTGACCGGGTAACCTTTGAAGAGGCTGCCAAACATTTCAAAACAAGCCGCAATAATGCGGCCGCGAAGTCGAAGGTGAATTATATGCTGAGCTGCAAGTGCTTTTGTGTATATTGTGGGAAGATGCTGATCGCAGACGCGGGGACAGGGAAGTCCGGAAAAGTGTACAATTATTATAAATGCAAGCATACGAAGGGATGCGAGCTGAAACCCGTGCCGAAGGACAGGCTGGAGAAGGCTGTGCTGGATGCTACCATCACGCACATCCTCAACGATGAGATGATCGACCGGCTGACTGTGAAGGTGCTGGAAGTCCAGGAAGCGGATGAGGCTCTGGATCCGGCTGAGAATTATCGCAAGCAGTTGGATGGAATAAAGAAAAAGATTAAGAACACGGTGACCGCTATCGAGGACGGGGCTGGCCGTGCTATGATCGCGCGCCTTGCTGAGCTGGAACAGCAGGAAGAAGAGCTGGAGCTGGAGATCGCAGCGATGGAACTGAAAAAGCCACGCCTGACTGAGAAAACAATCAAAGCATGGCTCAATTCATTCAGGATCGGAGACGTGGAAGACCCTGACTTCCAGAGCCGTCTCCTTGATACGTTCGTGGCCCGCGTTGAAGTGAAAAACGGCGAAGCCCGTGTCTTTTTCAATATAAGCGGTGAGGGTTCGGTTACCATCACCAAAGTGGACCCGCCGAGCTGGAAACCGAACACCGTCGTGCAGGTCATCCCAGGCTTCATTATACTATACATACAGCTATAGCACAAGACACAAAAAGAGCCCCAGAGCTTCATGCTCCGGGGCTCTTATACTTCATTGCATCCAGTTCCCTGTTGAATAAATCGCGTATATGCCAGCCAGGACAAGCGACACGCACACCAGTATTACAACAGCAACCGCTCCGATGATCAGGCCGATCATTTCAAGTACACCTTGTCGCCGTCACAAGCACAGATCCATCCGGACGGCACCTTGATCCAGATAGCTCTGCCCACGACTTTGATGTCCTGGCAGGTCACATGTGTCCCTTTATCAAGCGCGCCGTTCTTGTTCTTGTCATGTTTCTGGCCATCTCTGGTCAGCTGGCTGTGGGTCTTCTTTTTGTAGCCAGTGCCCGGGCCGGTTCTCACGTTTAGATCACTAGCTTGTACAGTGTAGACATAGCCCACTTTGTAGGTCATGGCTGCAGGTTCTGACTTCTTATACATCTGATTGACAAGAGCCTGGATCGTTACCGGATCATATCCGGCCTCCCTCAGCTTTTTCTTGCGGTCTTCTCCATCCCCCCACTTTCCTGCGATGACTTCTTTGGCGATCTCGTCGCTGGATTTCATCGGCTCGCGTTCTACGTCTCCCAGATCAGGAAGACCGAAGCCTCTGATGTATCGGCCATTGACTTCGAGATAGCGACGCTTCACACTGTCGGAGTAGTTGCCCTCAATGACCGTGATGGTTTTTCCATCGCAGGCTTCAACGATGCCCACATGTTCCGGCCATCCGGTATTGTCTCCGGTTCCGGTGTCGTCCCAGTCATAAAAAACGACGTCGCCAGGGTTCGGCACGTAGCTGTCGTCCTCTTTCCAGCGTCCTATGTTCTGGTACAGTTTGATCATCTGGCCGCATCCGCACTCTGTCGGCATGACGTCGGTGCATCCTGCAGCGATGGCCACAGCGCTGACTGTAGTCGCGCACCAGGCGTCTGTGTACTTCACCTTGTAGCCTCTGGCCAGAGGCGTGTGGCTGTTGTATAGGTCAATGATAGATCGATGGCTTCCGTCCTTCTCGTTCTTGCCGATCCAGCTCTGAGCGATCTCCACGACCTTCTGTCTCATGCTCATGGCATCCTCCTCTCCGGTGCTTGTGTTTGTAGTGTAGTAGTCGTAGTAGGCCTGGCCATAGGACGCGCGCTTCGCCTTCACAGCTGCGCTTTGATCGGCTGGCCTCTCGTACTTTGTTAGAACTATATTAGACGCTTCCTGGACAGTTCTCGCCGTCCTGAGCACCTCATGCACTGCAGCGTATCCCTTCAGCTCCTGGAAGAGGAAGTTAAGCTGCATCTCCAGGTCGCCGATTGATGTACCGACCTTTTTGGCATAATTCAGGAGCGCCTCTTTGCGCGTCCAGTACGTCCACTGTGCAAGGCCGAAGCCTGCACTGTCCCGGACAAAATTGCCATAGGCCCCACTGTCCACTGCTGCCACGTACTCGACGTCCTTCATGCCGAGCTTCTTCTCGAAGCTGTTCTGCAGGTTCATCGGGTTGAGTGCGCTCTCTGCATAGAGGTTGCCCATGAGCCCCGCCGCACCAGCGGGGCTCAGGCCTCTGCATCTCAAAAAGTTCCAGATTTTTCTCTCAATGTCTGATCCTGTCGCCTGCATGATCTACTCCTGAGAGTCGTCTGCCTTCTGCTTCAGCACGTCAATGGCTTTCACAATAACGGCAGGGATAGGTGCGCCCATGAGTCCAGTGTTCTCGATGATGCTGATGGTCTCATTGGCAATGAAGGCGATGATGGTGGCATCTTTGACGAAGTTTGAGCCGATGACCAGGTCGAGCCGGTACGCTACGAGCACAACCAGGAGCGAGGTACCCTTGCGGCAGAGGCCCTTCCAGCCTGCTCTGCTTTCCAGTGCTCCGGACTCTGTCTTTTGCGACTTATGGAATACGCCGGCCACGATGAGCCCGGTCACGTAGTCCACAGCCATGAAGATCAAGAGAGTTGCCAGAGCTGTGTCCCATCCACCAAAAAGGGAGGCGATAAAGCCTCCCACTGTTCCGATAACGGTACAAAGTCCATTTTTCATATTATGCCTCCTCGTATGCCTCGCCGGTGATCTCTTCGTATTCCTCGGCGGTGATCCACGGGTTGCTCTTCGGGTTGGTCACGGCGTTGCGCACGCGAGCCTTACTCCAGAGCCCCTGGTCGTAGTAGTTCTTCACTTTCTCGAAGTTCTTGCTGTGTGTTGTTGTTGCCATCTTCTACACCTCCTCCAGATCGATGTCTGCCATCATTGCGATGTACTCAATGTTGGCCTGTGTCTTTGCTGCCATCAGCTCCTCAGCCGATAATTCACGAAGCACGAACCAGTACTCCTTGCCGTACTTCTTGCACTGCACGAGAACGGCGTGCTCCATCACTGTGGTGGTCTCTCCGTCGGAAATTGTCACATGCTCCAGCTTTCCGGTGAAGTCTGCCTCTGTGAGAGGGTTTCCGCTGACGTAGTTGTTGCCGTTGAGGGTGAGTCCTTCCAAGGTTGTCCCATCAGCCAAAGTAATCGTCCATGTCCTTTTTTCCATGTTATCCTCCTTTGGAATAGCGCATAGTATAGCGCATATATGTTTTTGATCTGTTCCTGTGACATCAGCTTCCAGTTCCCGCCGAGCCAACTCTTGAAGCTGTTCTCCACGGTCTCCATATCTATCCGCCCGTCGTCCAGTAGTCGCTTGTAGGCCTTCAGCTTCCTGCGCTCTCTGGTGACGCTTTTGGGATGTATTTTCCGGACGACTTTTCCGGTGTCTGTCAGCCAGTACTGGACCTTCAGGATCCTGAACGGCTCCGAGATGCGGCAGATGCGCGTCTTCTTTTCATTGATGATCAGTCCGTATTCCTTGGCAATGCTCCGGAAACCATCCAGGAGCTGCTGCAGGAAGTTTCTGCTCTCATGAATAGCATGAAAGTCGTCGGTGTAACGGCCGTAACCCTTCACACTTTTGACTATCTTCGCATAGTTGTCTATCCGGTATGGGTAAATGATCCCGATGTCCTGCGACGGTTGGGAGCCGATGTCCACGCCCTTCCGCAGCACCTTCTCACCGGTGAGCAGTCTCGGATCGACGCCGACATTCATCATCGGGTCGACTTTTCTCTCATAGAGTTCCGCAATCTCCTGATCAGAGAAGCGGGAGACGTCCAGCTCGAAAGTCTTCAGGATCTTCCGGAGCAGCTGCTTGGCTGTCAGGATCTCATCAGGCTGTAGCCCGCTTTTATCCAGGAAGCCGTCCATCACTTCCAGGCACTTATCATGCCGGATGTTTGGATAATATCCGGAAAAGTCCACCAGCAGGATCCAGCCGTCATTGTTTCCATGCGTCTGGAAATAGTCGTGCAGCTGCACTTCGATCCTCTGCCGGTGGTGTTTGACGCCTTTGCCCTTTTGACTTGCGTCGTTGTCATATATTACAAAGGGCGCGATGGTGGGACCAAGTACTTCATCGCAGAGCACGTGGTTAAGAGTCTTATCTCTCATTGTGTTGCTCGTGATATATCGAGCCTTGCCGCGCTCACTGATTAGAAACTTTTGGCCAGCCTGTGGCTCGTATGCCCCATCCATGAGATCTCTCTGGAGGCGAGCCGTTTCCAGCAGCTGCGTCATTCTGTAAAGCTGAGTCTGCTGCTTGAATTTGCTCCCTGCTATGGCCTTTGTCCCTGCATCATAAATTGCATTAGCATCATAGAAAACATTCATAAATAAACCACGCTGCAGCCACATCGCACGTATGCGGTGGCGTCATGATTGGAATTGATCAGTTGACTGCCGTCACTGAAGGGACAGCTTCTCCTTTCCCATAAATCAGCACGGCGGGAGCCGGCCCTGTTGTGCTGTTGTGAAATCCGGGCGCACGCCGTTGGAGTTCGAAGCGCTGTTGTTGTTCGCATAGCCATTGTGGTTGACATTGCAGAAGTTAGTCGCTGAGTCAACGTGCAATTTGTAGAAGATGCCCCGAAGGTTTTATCCTTTTAAGTGTTTCAAAAATCGGTTGTCAGACTGCCGCAAGCTCTTGATCCAGTTGAACTGTTCCTCGACCTCCAGCACGATGGCGGTGTACTTGTTTTTGTCCGCCGGAAGCACTTGGCAGATATAGTTGAGCTCATCTTGGAGGGCGTTGCAGCACTCCAGAGCCCTGTCAAGCTCCAGGCGTCTCTCGGTGAACTCGACCATGTAGTCCGGCCAGATAGTGTTGGCCATCCTCAGGTGCCGGGCGATACCCTCACATAGGTCTGCCACCTTGTCACGTTCCCGCTTTATGAACCAGCTGTCGAAGTCTTCCTCCAGTTCTCTGATCTTTGCAGCGGTCGCCTCCTTTGTCTCTTGGTCTTTGATGTGGGCCGTCATGGCCTTGATATGCTTCTCCTGCTTTTTCTGGCTATAGGCGAAGCTGGCCATCAGTTCCGCGATGATCCGCTTCCTGATGTCGTATGCTTTGTCCTGAGCTCTCAGCCTTGACTGAGATCTCTCACTCTTTGGTATGTCTGACATGCTTCCCTATCTCCTTAATATCATATTGAGGGGGCACAAGGCCCCCTGGATTGAATAATGATTAGTAGATCGGGAAAGCCGGGCGCACGCCGCCGGAGTACGAAGCGCTGTCGTTGTCCGCAATGCCACGGTGGTTGACCGCGCAGAAGCCAGGCGCCGAGTAAACGTCGCGGAGCCAGTACCATCCAGCACGAGAGTGTTCGAGGTCGTGGCGAAGTCTGAAGCCTGCCAGCTGACTCTTCTCTGCACCTACATCATAGCCGATATGCGCTCCGCCGCCCCATGCGCGTGATCCATAGACCATGTGCTCGCTCATGAGATCCACAGTGCTGTCAAACCACGCCCATCCGGAGCTGCTTCCGTTGCTGACTGCGTTGGTGAGCAGTTCTCTGTGGCTGAGGATATGACCAGCGCCGAACGCACTCTGCGCCATTGTTTTGGCCTGCGCCAGGTTGCTGGTGTACATTGCACTGCCGGTATAGCCTCCAGTGGTCACGCTGGTCGTGTTCATCTGTGCGCTATAGAGAGGAGCGTCCGGAACGATGACAGCGTGGTGAGTTGTGCAAGGCGTGTCTCCTACCTGGTACCAGTAGTCGAGATCCATGACTCTCCATGTCACGTCGTTGATCACCCAGTAGTCACCCACCCAGATGTCCTTGAAGGAGCCATCTCTGATAGCTGCAGACTGCTCTGCTGTGAACTGGTTGCCGAGGTTTTTGCCCCTCCAGATGCTGTTGTGAAGTCCTGCTCCTGTGTACTTCAGGATCTCAGTGCGGTCATCGATGCCCTTGATCTCTTTGGCTTCTGCTTCGAGGCTTGCCACAAGCTCATTGATTGCGCCGACGAGGTCCTTGTCCTCTGTTTCGAGTGTGGAGAGATCCCCCACGAGGATGGATCTGAGATCTTTCACTTTGATGCTTTTTGTGCCGGTTCCATCCGCGAGTCGGATGATGAGAAGATCCTCGTCACCGGATCCGGCCACTGTGTTGGCGAGCTCGTCCACTCGCCTGGTCTCAATACTTAATGATGCCATGTTTTTCCTCCTTTACATGTAGGCATATTTCCAGTCCGCTGTGATCACATTACCGTCATCGTCCGCAAGTAATACAAGCGGGCCGTCATCGGTTGCAATCGGTGCGGAGATCTGGTTCTGGATCACCATCTTCTCCAGGGCTGCCAGACGGCTCTCGTGCTCGTCTGCCTGGTTCTGCAGATGTCCTGCCACATCACTGTCAAGCTGTCCTTTAATGTCAGCAAACCACTGATTGAAGGCGTTCTGCTGAGTTCTCTGGAACTCTTTGAAGCTCTCGGTGATAGCGAGCAGGTCAGCGTCTCCTTTTTCCTGCAAGCTGGCGATGTATTCATCAATGGCAGCAGTGAAGCCGTTGAAGGCAATCTCCGCCATCTCGTTGAACTTGTCATAGCTTGCGTTGGACTTCTCAACGAACTCTGCATAGAAGCTGTTGAACTGGTCGTAGAAGACCTTGGTGTCGATGTGATCGATGAGCTGCGTCACATATCCGCAGACGGAGCTGTCGGCTCTTGTGTCTGTAACTGCGCTCTGCGTGATCACGCTCTGATTGGTTGCCACTGTAATCGTGGCGAGTCCCAGCTCGTAGTAGTCACCACTTGCCGGCTGAATGAGAGCCGGAGCGGTAGGTGATGCGGCTGGTGTTCCTGTCTTCACGATGATCTCAATGAGGCGCTCCAGATAATTGCATCGAAGCACCACTCGATCGATACGGCTGTACTGGGATGGAGCCTGTGCCAGTGTGAGCGTTGTCTTGGCCGTTTCATAGCAGAAGCGGCCGTTGATCATGCCGAAGCCTGGCTGCACTTCCACATCCATGCCGGAGCCGAGTGCTCTGACCTGAAAGCAGTCTGCAGGCTGGGCCAGCACGCCGTTGGTGATCAGTTTTGCGAAGATCAGGGCGAACATTTCAGAGTTCTCTGCGCGGTCGAATATAGGCATGCCCTCTTCATCCACGCCAGTGATCTCTGAGTCAAAGTATGCGTATCTCATTATGTCGCCTCCCTTTTAATGATCTTTGTGAGTGACGTCTCTCCATCGTTTCCGAAGACCACGCTGAGTGTCTGGCTGCTGCCTTCATATACCTCCTGGATCTCGGTGATGCGCTTGGTGCACTCGATGTTGACGTCGGTGTATCTATAGGTGCATAGGTCTCCCAGGTCGAAGTCCTTGCCATAGATGAGGTTGGCGTTTGGATCCACGTCGCTGTTGACCTTCTCCAGCACGTCGTACTCGGCCAGCTTCTCCAGTCCACGCTGGAGAAGCATGCCGCGGTACTCTGTAGCACTGTATTGATGCTCCGTTCCCGCGTCGTCCATGTAGGTGCTCTGCAGATCCTTGGCGTCCACGTAGAGCTCGCGACGCTCTTCTGTAGGATCTGTCCTCAGATCTACCGTAACAATGACACGGGCTGAGCCCTCTCCTTCTCCGGCCACGTAGGCGAAGTTCTTGTGCGCAGATGCGTCCCTGTTATACTGGGCATTTTTTACGTTGTAGAAACTATCGGAGAAGATCGCCCAGGAATTGACCGTCTGAGCATCGGTTCGATCTTTACCCTGCCACACCTCAAAGCTGAGAGTGTTTTCCAGGTAATTGTAGACCAGCTTGTGGCTCATCTCCTGAGTCTTTTCAACCTCAAAGAGCTTGTCGCCCACGTTGTCGCCGGTTGCTGTGACTGTCACGCTGGTGCCTATATTGTGTACCGCTCCCAGTCTGATCTGCGGGAAGCGTCTGCCAGCATCCGACGGACTGATGAAGTACTTGGTCACTAGAGACCGGCCGACCGCTTCAGGCCTTCCGCTCAGGTTCTGCTGCACGTCAATGACGCGATCATTGAGAAGCTCTTCGCAGAAATAGCCCTTGCAGTATGCTTGCCTGGCTCCCTTGTTATCCTTCGCAAAGTTGACCTCCCGGATCACACCGAGCTCTTCTCTGTCGTTCCGGTATAAATACATGCCGGAGTTTATGAGATCGAAGTATTCAGCAGGGACATGGAGCTCGAAGACTCCGGCCGCATAATAGCGGCGTGTCCAGATCAGGGTGTTGAAGACGCCGATCACGCCAAGCGTGTCGAAGTTTTTGTCTAAAATTATCAATTTCATAAGCTACACCCCCAGATACTTCGGTGTGTAGAAAAGATTGACGTCCAGGTTGGTGTAGTTCTCATCCGCGTCATATTCCAGATAGTTGTCACCGACAGCAAGCTGGAACGGCTCGCTCTTTCGATCAATATGCTGGTAATAGTTCACACCATTGAGCGTGATGATCTGGTGCCTGTCGTTTGTATCGATCAGAAGCACGTCACCCATCTGCATGGCTACATTGACGCGCATATACTGACCGGTTCCCGTGTTTGTGATCTTCGGGTTTGTGACTGGCCCCCTGGTAGCGATGAACTGGATCTGCACACCGGTGGAGACGTCTCCGTCGTTCACAAGTGCCACTTCTTTGTGCAGAGTTCTGTAACCCATCGTCATGCTTCCAAGCAGCATCCCTCTGGCTTCCGGCGGGTAGCTGAGTTTTTCCTGGACTCGGTTCCTCGTCACTCTCCACGGGAACGCGAAGAGCTTCGAGATGTTTGCCATGTTCTTGCCGAAGTTGTCCACGTTGAGCATGTACGGATCCGGACAGATGAGGTCGACAATGATACCGAGCTTGTTATCCATGTTCCGGTACTGCGCAAAGGTCCAGCCTTCGAGCTCGTACTCGATGTTGCGGCTCACACCCATGCAGGTGATGAGCGCCTTGCCCGTGTACTTCGGATTGAAAAATTTGATAATATTGGAGCGGTTTTCCGCGTTGTTCTTGTTTGATCTGAAGCTGGCCTCGATGTGGATCGGCCTCGGTTTGATCTTCTTTCCGTCCACGCTGGCACCATCGATCAGTGCGTTGTCGGATGTGCTGATCTCTATCTCTGAGGACTCCAGTCCGCTGACCTTTGTGATGTCAAGGTCAGCTCCTGGTCCCATGATCAGCTTTCTGCCGTTGCAATCCAGCTCGATCGTTATGATATTTTTTGTCATTTCACACCTCCGACTAAGTTGCGGACAGCTTCTCGCTGCGCCTTTGCTGTTTCGCTCGGTGTTGCCACCGGTACGTTGTAGGTGTTCTCCTGCTCAACATGGTTGTCATTATAGACAGTAGTGCCCATGCTGTTAGATGCTTTGAGCGTTGCAGAGCTTCCAGCGGTTATTGAGAAGCCTCTCATGTTGCTGCTGACTGCAGCCTGCATGCTTGCGACCATCTCTTCCGCCTGATCCTCCATGTCTTTGAGAGCGTCTGGCATTGCCTCATCGAAGCCCTCAGCAATCCCGGGAGGACCCCAGCGTCCGACCTGGTCCCGGAACTCTGTGGATGGAGAGTTGATCCCTAGTGCGTCCTTCGCCGCATCGAGCAGTGACGTTGCAAGGTCGCTGACTTTTTCCTTCAGCCAGTCCCATCCGCCGCTGATACCGTCCCACAGTCCGGACACGATGTCCGATCCGATGCTCTTGATCTTATCCGGCAGGTCCTTGATACCGTCAACAATGGAGTCGAACAGCTTCTTGGCTGCGTCTGCTCCCTTTTTAGCGAGGTCTGTGCCCCAGCTAACGACTTTAGTTGCCGCGCTGGACAGCCACTCCCAAACTTTTCCCGGAATCTGCTTCGCCCACTCCACGATTTTGTTGAGCATGTTGCTCATCGCTGTGCTGGCGTTGCTCACCATATTGGAGCCCCAAGTCGTGACCTTGGTCACAGTATTGACCAGCCATGTCCAGACCTTGTCAGGCAGCTGCTTCACCCATTCGATCACTTTCGAGAGCATGTTGCTCATCGCTGTGCTGGCTGTTGTCACCATGTTCTGGCCCCAGGTCGTGAGCTTTGTCACTGTGTTGACAAGCCACGTCCAGACTTTTCCAGGTATCTGCTGCACCCATGAGATGATCTTGCTGAGCATCTCGCTCATAGCCTGCGATGCGTTTGTGATCATCTGCTGACGCCATGCCAGGAGCTTCGTCACTGTGTTGACCAGCCATGTCCAGATTTTGTCTGGCAGCTGCTGGATCCATGAGACGATACCGCTCACGAGTTCACTCATGCCCTCGCTTGCTTTTGCCCACATATCCGCGCACCACTCACCGATGCCACTCAGGAGTGTGTCATAATATGCCCCGATGATGTCCGGAAGCTGGGCGACTGCGTCACCTATGCAGCAAATGACCTCCCAGATCGCACTTGCGATATCTGGAAGCGCCTGAACCAGTCCGACTGCCAGGTTGGCAATGAGCTGGAGGCCTGCGTTGATGAGCTTCGGAGCCTGTTCGATCAGGTTTGTCGTGATATGAGTTATCAGCTTTACAAGTGCCGGCAGTAGTTTCGGCACAGCCTGTCCAAGGCCCTGTGCTATGCTGACCACTATGTTGGAAGCGGTCTCCAGGAAGCGGCCGGTGCCATCTCCCTCTATAAAGTCCGTGATGCCTGCCACGATCTTGTCAGCAGTGCCTCCCCAGTCGAAGGCCATGATCTGCTGCGCAGCGTTTTCAAACAGGCCCAGGAGGGCGTCAGCTACGCCAGCTACGCCGTTTTCATTGAAGCCCTGGGTGATTGATGCAAGAGCATCTGCAGCTCCGTCAGCTGCGTCAGCAAGAGGCCCGGAAACAACCTCGAAGAGGCCGGTCGCCATATTGCTGAATGATGTCTTGATCCTCTGCGTCTTGAACTCCAGAGAGTCGCTCACGGTTGCGTAGGCATCGCCCACTACATCCGCACCGGTTGCCATCTGTTCCAGGTCGCTCTTGAAGGTTGCACCTTCTCCTGAGAATATAGACAGAGCAGCCTTGCCGGCTTCGATAGAGCTGAACATGTCGACCATGCTCACGCCGTCCTTGTCTGCCTGCGCGCTGATCATTCCCAGCACATCTCCCAGGTCTGCCCCGGCGTCCATCATTTCATTGAAGGACATGCCGGCATACTGAGTGCCCTCTGCCGCTTTGGCCAGGTTGTTGGATGCGACCGTTCCGGTCTTACCCAGTTCAGCGATCAGACTGTTGAGCTGTGTGGTGGCCTGCGCTGTGGATGTACCTGATGCAGTCATGACCGCCAGAGAAGCGCCTACCTGCTCGAACGATACGCCGAAGGCTGAGGCTGTGGGTGTAACCTGTGCCAGGCTTGCACCCAGCTCGTCCACCGTAGTGATACCGAGGTTCTGCGTCTGCATGAGTACCTTCTGGACTCTTCCGATGGACTCCTCGCCCTCCATGCCGTAGGCGTTCATGGTCTTGGCTGTAGCGCTGAGAGCTGTGTCGATGTCAGTGAAGCCGGCAGCCGCCAGCTCTGCGGAGCTCTGGAGCATTGTCCCCAGCATCTCCATCGGTACACCGGCAGACTCGGCTGAGTATGCCGCCTCTGCCAGACCGTCAGCCGCCAGACCCGTGGCGGACGATATTTCTAAAATCTCATCACTCAACGCCGAGAACTGCTCGTCCGTACCGGTGAAGAGTGTCCTTGCTTTCTGCATGGATGCCTCGAAGCTCATGCCTGAGCTCATGGCTTCCTTGCCGAGATTGACGACCGCCTCTGTGGCCTTCGTCATAAGGTTGCCAGTGAACACGCCCAGCGCGTTCTTGGCCACGTCGCCCAGCCCGCTGGTGCCTTTCTGTAGGCCAGACGTGTCGAGCGACGTGTCAAAGGTTAATGTGCCATCTGATGCCATGGACTTGCCTCCTTTACATTAGCGCGGAAGGGTTCCCTCCGTTCATAAGTAACTGAGTCAGGTCACTTTCGAGCTGCTGTCTGTCCTTTGATGCAGGAAGAGCGTGCAGTCTCTTCATCTTCTGGTAGTACTGCTTCTGCTCCTTCGGCATCTTGGCCGGGAGCTGCATCGTGCGGTACCCTATGATTTTGATGAACTGCGTCTCCTCCGGCAGTGACTTGAACAGTGCGCGAAACTGCCACCAGTGGAGCTGTGTGCGTGCCAGGTCTATCCCGAAGGATCCCAGGAACGCTGCGTAGATATAGTCGGCGTCGTATTCGTAACTATAGGGCGGGTCTTCGGCGGATCCACCGCCATGGCCTGCCTCTGCAGGCTCTTCATCGGCTCCGCATCTGTAAAACCAGAGCATCGCCTGGACTGCTTCTGCCGTGATGTCCGGAGAAAAGCGCACGCTTGGGAAGTAAAGCTCCAGAGCTGTCCGGAGCTTTTCCTGTGGATCCAGCGAGTGGTCGAGCATTAGCTCCTCGAAGAGGATCCCGGTGCGGAAGCTGGTGTCGATCGGAACCGACCGGCCAGCAATCTCTACTTCATCAGGCAGCCCGTCGATCAGGAGGTTCAGTGTCTTCTGCCTCCGTTTTTGCGGTCAATGAACTGCTGAGCCTGGGCCTGCTGACGCTTGACTGCAGCGTTCTGGCGCTGGGTGTACTTATTCGTGAAGTCGTTGAGCTTCTTCCGTTCTCCCTGCGCCCAGTTTGTCAGGTCTTCCACCGCTTTGAGGTGGATCATGAGATGCTGCTCAGCACCGTCAAAGACTCTGGCCGCGGTGCCTTTTCCGAAGATGTCGTCGAAGTATTCGTCCACAGTCGCACACTGTTCTCTAATACCCTCAGCGAACGATGTGTACTTCTTAGCCTGGCACTCTGCCGCCTTTTTCTGCATTTTATAGGTCGCTTCTTCGTATGGTCCCACGAAGTTGGCGTCCATAAAGTCGCCCTGTAATGTTACGCCGTTTATAATAATTTCCATGCTTTTCGTCTCCTTCTGGTCAGCGCTTAAAAATACGGCAGCAACCCGCGCTGTTGGGATGCTGCCGTCTGTCCGTTTCCTGCTGATAAGTCAGGCGCACGGTTCCAGCTGTTGCTTATTTACGCCTTTGTTGTGCTAGCTGTACTAGCTGCGCTTGCCGTGTCGTACTTGCCGGCAAAGGTTCCGGCTGTGAACTTCTTGGTCACAGTGTCGAACTTGCCCTGCACCGGATCACCTACTGCGTGAAGGGTTCCGGACACGGAGATCTTCTCACCACCATCGCCCTCAATGTCGCTGACCTCATTGGCCACGTTGAACTGACGGGCTGTGTATTCTGCACTTGTTTCGGATGGTGTTCCGATAGGGTTGAAGAGATCCACGCGGACGTAGACGCACTTCGCATCCTCTCCGGTTGCGTGATCACGTCCCTGCTTGTAGAGCTTATAGATCGCCTTCTGAGAAGGGATCAGGCGGCTCTCGTAAGGGAACTCTGTCTCGTAGCCGGTGATGTCAGTGCTTGTCGTGCTCTCGTTGATGTAAGTCTCGCTGTCTGTCTGAGCGTTCGGGCTCTCATTCAGCGAAGTGAAGCCTGTGCCCATGAGCTCGAAGGCGCCATTCACGTCCAGGTAGTCCGCGATAGCGTTACGAAGCAAAGCAGCACGAGACTCGTCAAAGATCTGTAAATTAAATCTTTTCATTTTATGCCTCCTTGTGATAAATGAGTTCTAACTGTATCTGGTAGCGTGCGTTCCTCATGGACTCGTCGAATAGGTACCCCGGCGAGAGGACGCGCAGCTTCTCCGGGTGCATGCCTTTCGGCATTTCCGGAAATGCGCCTGCAGCATCCTGAGCCTCCACCCAGTTGGCGAAGTTCTCGTAGAAGGTGCTGTTGGCTATTGTCTGGAAGCGGTCCATGTCATAATATTCCCGGCTCCCGAAGTTGAACTGGTAGCGCCTGTCAGAGCTGCCATCGATGTAGGTCTCAATCACCGGAGTGAAGATCCCGGTCTCGACGATATACTCAACAGGCTGATCCCCCAGCGCGTCCACTCTGAACACGCCGTCCTTCAGGAGCGGGCATGCCATGAGAAAGTCGGCCACTCCCTCGATGATTGAATTGGCTGCCATGTTTTAGCCCTCCAGTAATTTTTTGATCTGGTCCTTGTTTGCGGTTTTCATCCGCTCGAACCACTTGCCGCCACGGCGTGGGTCATAGGATCGCGATGTTGCTGTGTTGTAATACTGCGCCCGGGCATACGGTGCGATGTACTTCACCTCGCCTGAACCGATGACAGTGCCCAGCGTTCCGGATCTCTCCAGCGTTCCGGTGCGGTGGGGCACCATAGGACTGCAAAGACGCAGCACCTCGCTGTCGATGATCTTCTGCTTTTCCGTCATGAGCTTGTTCATCCTTGTGGGAAAGCTCGGACTCCATGAGAGTCTGCAGCTTCCCCCCTTCGCTCCCTGGAAGGAGCTGTCACTTGGCTGCTCTATTGGCTTGAACGCCATCACGCACCTCCTATTCTCCAGTGCTTCACCGCTTCGGATCCTCGGATGGTATTGTCTGCGTATTCCTCAATGCAGAACATGTCGGCCATCACGCTGCGGGATAGCTCATTGAGCTCCTGCTGTGTGAGTGGTTTGTCCTCCATGTGTGCAGCTAACAGCACGAAGTCACCGTTGCTAAGTGTCCAGTGCTTTGCAGCTTCCTCGTCGATCATGGCCCTGAAGACCTTCTCGTCGACGTAGGCCTTGTCCTCCACCACGAGAGTGTTGACCGGTATCCGGAGCTTGTAGCTCATGTTCTCGGTGTGCACACCCTTGGAACTGGATGACCCTCTGCTCGACTGATAAGACACGCCGGTGATGACCGTAGGGAAAAATACCTCGCGCCTGTCCGCTCCCGCCTTGGCATTAAATAGTGTGATCACTACATTCTGCAAAGTCATCGCAGCGCCCTCCTCCCGTTTTCACCTTGCGGCTCAGCCATCCAGTAGGGAGCAAGTACAGCCTGATCGCTTCGTAGACCTTCTTGCGAAGAGCCTCTTCTGCTGTCTGGCCGTCCTGCGCTTCTGTCACATAGGTGACGCTGTAGCCGTCGTTGCTCTCACTCCTCAGGCCTGCGTTCCCCGCTGTCTGGTTTGCTTTATAGTTATAGATAACATCCGCAGCGGAGCAAACCGCGAGCTTGACGCGGTCGCTCTCTGTCGCGAAGATGTCGCCGTTGATGTAAGTGAAGTAGCTGATGTGCGCCTCCGCCTCCACCTCAACGGCTTTGAACTTATCCTCCGGTATAGATCCGCCGAAGGTGTCCTTGTAGAAGTCATAGTTGACATACATCAGCCAGCACCTCCTCTACTTAGGCAGTAACTGCTGCGAACGGGAAGCGCTTGTTCTTGTCCTTCTCCAGACCGTTGACAGGGTTCGGGATCTCCCATCCGAGTCTCATGACTGCACGGAGCGCAACCATGTCGTTCTGCATGAGGTTGTATGCGATAGAACCGTCAGGGTTCTGCACTACGCCCTCAGTGAAGAGCTTGAAGGTGATGTCCTGGCGGATGCTGTAAACCAGCTGAGAGAAGTCGCCGGAGATCATAAGAGCCTGAGACTTATCGAAGGCACCGTTGCGAGGGAACTGGATGGCAGATCCGTCAAGGCTGTAGTTGCCAGCGTTCTGCATAGAGCTGAGGAAGAGAGGTCTGTCGCTCTTATCCTTCAAGCCGCGGAGCTTCGCTCTCATAGAGATGTCAGCAATGTGGCCTGTCACGAAGTAACCGGACTCTTCAACAGCTGCAATAGAGCCACCCTCTGCAAGTGTTGCATCGTAGAGGTCAGGAGTTGTTGCAAGGGAAACCTTGGCAGCTGTAGGGATAGAAGGAACGAGTCCTGCTCTCCAGTTTGCAGGCTTGCCAGTACCGAAGAGGATAGCCTCGTCGATAACCTTGCCGAACGCTTCCTGCACGCGAGGTTTAACCTCTGCCCAGATGTCGTACTCAGCGTCGTCGAGTACTGCCTCAGGAATAGGAACGATGACCGCGATCTCTTCTGCATAGATCACCTTCTTGTCCCATGCCTGCTTGGTTGTCTTCTTCTGTCCGGAATCGCCGTCTACGAAGTAAGCGACAGGAAGAGAGTCAAGCACCGGGAGCTTGGACTGCTTTGCGGTCATGTTTGCGAGCTTGCGTCCCATGGAGAGGACTGCGGAGCTCTCGATTGTGCCCTGGATGATCTCCTGGGCTCTGTCTTCAGGGATGAGCGCTTCTGCACCGGTTCTGTCGATGCCAGTTGCCTCGTCAAAAATCTGTAAGTCGAATAGATACTGCTTTTTCATTGGATATTTTCCTCCTTGTTATACTTTGTAACCCGCAGCTCTGCGGATTGCGTTGTTGATGCTTGTGTTCCCGTCAGCTCCTGCGCCTCCGTTGCCCTGTGAGCCGTCTGTCCCGGTCTTCACTCTGTAAGATCCGGCAGATGAGAAACGAGGATTGTCTTTCAGGAACTTGCTGACAGCTTTGTCGAAGTCGAGCTTGTCGTCTTCCTTCATCATTGCGTCCACCTTGAACTGCACATAGTCAAGGTCCTCATCACGGACACCCTTTGAACGAAGAGTCGCCTGATTTTTAAGAGCCTGGAGCTCCTTCTTGGCGTCGTCTCTTTCCTTCTCAATCGCTGCGATGTTTGGCTGGTTCTTGGCCTTGTTGGCCTTGAAGTCTGCGATGGCCTGCTCGATCTCTGCCTCGCTCATGCCCTGCTGCTTGAAGTAGCTGCTGAGTGCAGCCTTTTCTGCCCTCTGGGCTCTCGCGTTTGCGATCTCCTCTGCCTGTGCAAAACTGAAGCCACCAGCCTGGCCTCCGTTGCTACCGGAGTTCTGGCCTCCGTTGCCGTTCCCAGCGTTTCCGCCCTGTGCTCCAGAGCCGCCCTCGCCGCCGTCATCAAAGAGCTGTAAGTTGAAGATGTTCTTCATGTCGTTTTTACCTCCGTTTTTGATATGTGCGTGAACATTCTCCGTTTTAGGCCCGTCGGCCATAATAAAAGCAACCACGAGGGCGCTCAAATTATCGTTATTTCTCCATAGGCTTCCTGGATCCTCAGGATGCCGAGGAACCATGTGCTGATCAGTGCCGAGCCGATGTCGCTGAGCTCGTCCCACTCGATGAGTACGTCACCCTTGTCCACCTTTGTGCTGATGCGCTCGTTGGCTATGCTCTCCAGCCCCTCGATCAGTGTAAGGGTTATAGCAGACACAGCTGCGCAGACGATATTCTGGCCGGGCTGTACGCCCTCCGGTCTTGCTGCGTGCCCTTGCACTGTGATGAAGTGCTTGGATCCGTCAAGGTGTACCTCTATCATGCGCTGCCTCCCTTCTGAGCCGCATCCATGTCAGCCCGTCTCTGCCTCTCAGCTTTTTCCCGGGCCCGGTTGACAGCCTGCTGATATTTCTCCGCCTGCCACTGCGCAAATACCTGAGGACTCGGAGAGATCCTTCCTGGTGTCCGTCCGGTGTAGATCCTCTCAGTTTGTTCCTCCAGTCCCATGAAGCGACTGAAGCTCCGGTACTCTTCGAGCTGTGCCTGGTACTGGCACTGCGCCTCGACAATGTCGTCATGCTCTGCTCCTGCTTGTCTGAGGAGTTGCACCTTCTCGCGCTTTGCTCTCATGGATGTCTCCATCTGCCTCTGCTTCTGCGTCGCCTGGTAGGCGTTGTATTCTTTGCCCCTATACTTCCGGGGCGTTGCTTCCCTTGCGGCCAGCTGTTCCAGGTACTCGTCCGTGTAGTTTCTCCGGCTCACGCCCTGGATGAATGGGTAGTAGCTGTGCCGGCAGTTCCATCCGCAGAGGCCTCCTCCGGATCCGAGCCCGCAGACCTGTGTCAGCTGTTGCTTCGTCCAGACACGCCCCTGCCAGGATGCGTGCGAAGGTCTTGCCGCCCCATGAGCTGAGACCTCGAAGAAGTTCGTCCCCAGCTGCTGAGCGTTCCGGTCTGTCACCTGGCTGGCCAGCTGGCCGAAGCCGGTGAGAAGCGCACGTCTCACAGCCACATCGATGCGGTTGTGCCATCCGCTTGCATAATCGATGCCGTAGTCCGTGCCGGTATCACTGAAGACGTGATCCGTCCGGAGCCCTGACCTTGTCATCATGTTGGTCGTCTTTCTGACCAGCGTGTTGTAGTCATAGGCACCGTTGGCCATCCCGGTGATTGCATCATCTAGGTAGCTGTTGTAGATGTCGGCAAGCGGAGTGTAGACCGTCTTGCCGTTTCCCATGTCCACCATGAAGCCGGTAGACTTGGTTATGTTGTAGAGCTCCTCCGTGGACTGTCTGATCAATGCCTCGGTTATCTGCCGGAGCTCTGCGTTCTGCTCATAGGGGATAAACTGCTTGCCGACTGCTTCATAGATGTCCTTCTGGCTGGTGTATTCGTTGGCAATGACTTCCTCATAGAGCTGGCGAACCATTTCCTCGTTGCCATCCACAGCTTTGGAGACGAGCGCCCTGATGTCCTCCGTGGAGTTCCCCAGGATGATCAGGCGCTGGATCTGCCAGTCAGCTGTTGAGGTGATCTTGCCAGCCTTCTGGATGCGTCGCACCACGTCCTCCATGATGCTGACCTCCAGGTCTCTGTATTTCTTTTCAACGCCTGCAGCGAGCAGGCTGTGATAGCTCTCGTCCATAACACTGCGCCACCTCCTTCAATAAAAAAGAGAGACCGTTAAGTCTCTCTTTCTCTAATTATTTGTTCAAGTGTGCGTCCCCTAGCAAGCCCTGTACTAAGGGTGCTATATGGTATGCCAGTTTTCATGGCTACATCTGATAAAGTCATGCGCTGGCCTTCATACTCAATATATCGAGTATTCCTACGATTATTGGTCTGCTCTCTTGCTGTAGCCCATCGGCAGTTATCGGGACAATAGTCTCCGTTTGGATCTATTCTGTCGATTGATAGTTCATCCTGATACCCATGCGCTATAGACCACTCATAAAACGCTTCAAAATTATCCAACCACTCATCACAAACTTTAATTCCTCGTTCATAGTAGAGCGCTATTTCATGTTTTGGACATGAAGGACTGCATCGTTGCTTCATATGCTGCCATATATGATATATCCGCGTGTTCCATTTCCCATGTTTTCGTATTTTTGCACCCGTTTCTTTCGCCGTTACTTCATTCTTAAAACAACCGCAGGAAGTTGATCTGCCGTCTCTTAAACGGTCCGATCTGACCTCTTTTACATTTCCACAGTCGCATCTGCATAGCCAGTACACGCCTTTTTTATATCCAACAATTTCTAGAACTTGCCATCTACCAAAACGCTGTCCTGTTAAATCAATGCGTTTTCCCATGCTTTTCTCCTTTTTCTGCCCTTGCCGCTTTGTAGCCTTGTAAGTAGCCGAACCTAAAACTGTTAGTCATGAGTGCGCATGCATCTCTGCTATAATTCTCAATCAGTTCCACCATGTTCTGGTAGCTCAGTGTGTAATGTGGATTAATCTTTAAGCCTTTTACCTTTTCAGTAATATTTTTACATTCTGCCATTAGCTTGCTCCTTTCAAGAAAAAAAAAAAAAAAAAAAAAAAAAAAAAAATATGATTGAAAGAAGCTACCATCTGCATTATAATATTTACAGAAGGAAACTTCTCATGAAAACAGTCGCGTGTGCTTTGGTCGGTGCTGCGACTGTTTTATTTTTTGCCCAACAATCTTATTCCTCTGCTTATTGCTTCCGTTCTTGTAACTTTTTCCCTTTCACAATAATTTTCAAGTATCTTTTTATCCTCATCACTTACTCGAATGCTCAACTTGTTCGGTCTTGGATTGTCAGTAGGTCTGCCTGTTCGTGGACTCATTCCATCACCTCTCTTTATTTTGCCAGACATAAGTTCATTATAACTTATGTCTGGCAAAAGTCAAGTACTAAAATATAACGCCGCTGTTCTGCTCTGGCAAATTCGCTTTCGCCTGCTCCTCGGTCTCCGCAAACATTTTACTGCGAAGCTCATCGGGCCGCATAACTCCTACACTGATTAATCTCAGAGCATTGTCCAGTTCTGTCTGCTTGTCCACGATGATGCTGTCATCGAAGTCTATGGTGACGTCAGTGTCTTCCATCAGATCCGGGAAACCGGCTGTCTTGCCGAGCCGGATGATGGCGCGGATCAGATCCTTCAGAACATCCTCCAGGATGATCTCGTGCTTTTTGATTGTCCGGTACATGTCAGAGTTCTCGCTGATGACCTGGGTGGCTGTAGCAATGGCACCCTTCTCAAAGCGATAGTACTGCGTGCCGAAGCCGCACTTGAAGGAGAGCAGGTTCAGGTCGTTGTTGATGGCCTGCTCATGTTCTGAAACTCTGAGCGACATATTGACCTCGTGCATCGCTTCCTTGGACTCTTTGAAGAAGTCCTCCGGCAGCTGATAGAATACACTGTCATCCGGATCAAATACCTGCGAACCGTTGGAGTCTGTCAGCATCTCAGGAGCCACGAAGATGCGCTTGCGTCCGAGTGTGAACTCATTGGCATAGCTGTCGTATTCCAGATCAATCTTAGCCAGTACGTCCACGCTGTTGGCGTAAATGCTGACGCCCATCGGGTTGGTGTCATCCTCGTCCACATTGTTGGCGATGTTCAGCTTATCAATGACGAATTGAGGCTTGTCGGATCCGGTTTCCACTCTTTTGGCCAATCCCTCGAAGTGCGGGATCTTGTTCCACTCTTCCGGAGTCAGTTCCTTGCCTGCTCCATCAGAGGCCAGCACGACACTGTTCTCGATGACATACTGGAAGCCGAGGTCCTCTCCGTCCTCTCCGGTCATCTTCTCCAGCTTGTGCTGCTGTATGTGTGCGTACTTCTTGCGCCTGTAGGTTTTCTCGAAGACGAAGATGCACTCCGTGATGCGAGAGTTCTCCCAGGCAGTCGGGAAGATGTTCTTGGCCACAACGTAGTCGAGCTTGACGTCCGCACTGATGACGCTGCCATCATCGGCCACCATCATGTTGGTCAAGTATGGCACGTAGGCCACAGTGCCGCATGCTGCCTTCCTCTCCTGGTATTCATTGCCCTGCACCATGAAGTTGGCGTCCTCCAGGACCTTCTTCACGAAGGCGTCGGTCGCTTCGTCCTTGATGGTGATCTTGACCTTCTCGTTGAGGAGCAGGTCACTGATGTCCTCGCAGAGCTTCTTCGCCATGCCTAGGCTCTTGCGGTGGCAGCGTGTATAGTTGCTCGCGCCTCTATAGATGCGGTACCAGTGGAACTTCTTGACGTCCGACCGGTACCAGCTGTCCCACATTGCTATCTTGCTATAGAATGAGGCGTCGATGGTGTCGATGCCCTTCTTCTTGAAATATGTGAAGATGTTCATGTCTCCTCCTTCTCATCCTGCACGGGCAGGAAGTGCTTGATCTTGCTCCAGAAGCCCATCACCAGGTAACGGATCGCGTCCAGGCAGTGATCCTTCACTTTGACCGGAACCTCGCGCCCCTTCTCGATCGACTTCTTGTCATATTCATAAGTGCCGAACTCGTCGATCGCGTTCTCCTGGGATGGATCCACAGAAAGCATCCCGAAGGTCAGGAGCTTCTGCACCCTGGATATGCCTAACGCCACATCGTTCTCCGCGTCTCGGAGTAGCACCTTGTAGTTTGTCATCCTTGTCGCCCTTTTTATTTCCTCAGCCAGGCCTTTGGCAGAGGGATCGATGAAAACATAGAAGAGGTTGCAGCTGTACTTCTCATGGAGCCCGTCGGTGAACTCGACGAAGTCCTTGGCGTATTCGCTGGGACTCTTCTGCTTTCCGGTATCTCGGCCGCTGTGGTAATACTCCGAGAGCCCCTCTATCTTGTGGGCGGATAGGTTAAGACCGGCGGCCTGGTATGTGGTCGCGTTCTGCTGGCCATAATCCACGCCGATGCCTATGATTTGGAAGGCTTCCTCTTCTGTCCGGTGTATAGCCTTCTCGCCGAACATGTAGTAGATCATCTCGTCCACACCGATGCAGAGGCCCAACCACAGCCAGCGCCACTGCCTCTCGTCCAGTTCCTTCAGGAGCTCGGCAGCAGCCACCAGCTTCGCACCCAGCCACTTGGCAGGCACGTCTCTGTAGTCCACATGCACATGCAGCACATCCGGACGCTTCTGCATCTTCCGGAGCCATACCATGACCGGGGCGTTCGGGTTCTTCGGAGGGTTGAAGAGATAGAGCATCTGGAAGTCTGCCTCGTTTCCTCTGATGAACGTCGCCTCGATGTTCTGCAGCTCGTCCTCTCCTTCTCCATCAGTGAAGAACTCACTGACCTCATCCAGAAGGACCAGCTTGATCGGCTTGCTCTCGTCGATGATGCCCTTGGTGTCGTCAATACTATCCGATCCGGAGAAGTAGATGGTGTTCCCGTTCGGCTTGTATGTGATCTCCATCGGGCTGACGGTGATCTTGAAGGCGCTCTCCGGGATCCCCAGCCTCTTGATGGCTCGCTTGATCTCCTTGTAGACCGTCTTCCTCAGTTTGTTGTGTCTCTTTCTTAGTACCACGACCGCGCAGTCTTCCATGCTGACGACCTTGTACACTGCCTCGATGGCCGCCTCGCTCGTCTTGGTTCCTGCACGCCCGGATGTCAGGATCTTGTGGGTGTGTGTCGTATCGTTGAAAGAGTTCCAGAAGGCCGGGATGATCAGGTCACTGATCCGGACTTCTTTGCGTGTCATTGATAATAACGACAGGATCCTCCTGACCTGCTCCGTCGTTCAGTTTGGACTTCAGCATCTGCAAGCGGGCCTTCTGCTCCTCTGTCGCTGTCTCCCAGTCCTTGTGCAGCATCTCATCATACTGCTTGATCATGCTGCGAAGCTCTGACTGCGCCCTTGCCTGCGCCTTCATGAAGTTCGCTTGCTTGTCCCAGGCCTGCTGTACTTCCCATTTTTCGCCCCATAACTCTGACCCGCTTCTGTCTTCGATCTTCTCAATCGTCTTGTCATCCTGATCCTTGACGAAGCTGATCTGCTGGGCTCGGATGATAGCCGCGTAGGCGATCTGTATCTGGTCCCAGAGAAGATCAAGCGGTGAAGTCTCTGCTGTAATGCCCAGGATGTCCATGGTGTCTTGTGGGATGTATTTGCTGAGCAGTCCCCAGCGCTTTGCGTTCTGGTTGCCCTTTGGCGCACCGTGTCCCACTGCGTTCTTGTTACCTTTTGGAGCGCCGCCTTTGTTGCGAGCGTTCGCATTTTTTCCTTTGCGAGCGTTCACCTTGTCGCCGTCCCACTGGTACGTACACTTCCACCTCCGGACGGTGCCTTCCGGAAGATCGAGCTGTTTTGCTATCTCGACCAACTTGTGCCCCTGCCTATATAGCGCCAGAGCCTCGTCGGCCTTAGCGTTCTTTGCTTTTGGCACTGCGTTCTCCCTCCGGTGTTGTTTGTTTCGTGGTATAGAAAAAAGCGGAGCCTCTGCCCCGCTTCTCACTTTGTCCATCCTAAAGTATATACTATAGGCTTACTGCAATTCACTGAAATCTTTCAAAATCTCAGCCAGATGCTTCACGCCTTCCTTCTTGTAGTGATACATCCTCCGCTCACTGTAGCCGACATTGCTGGCAATCCTCGAAGGCTTTGTCCGGTTTATGTACCATTCAGTCAGCACAGCCCTCTCGATGTCGTTCTCCAGCTTCTCGATCATATTGTTCACCCGGATGATCAACGCCGACCTCTCAGCCTTCAGTGCTTCCACCTGTCGCTCCATCTCGTCGATCTTGGCCATAGTATCGATCAGCTGATCACTGGGAGAACTCTGCACCCTGTCCTTGTCGTACCTGATCGCACCTGGCAGCAGGCAGCTCCGCAGCTCCGCGATGATGTTTTCCTTCCTGGCTATTTCCAGCCGCTTCCGGTGTGGTCCCATCAGAAAGTCATACACTTCATCCTCATTCATATAGCTCCGCCTCCCTTCAGTTCGACGCCTGCCTCTTCCATGCAGGCAGTCTTCAGTGCTTTAATGTCAAAATTGAACTCCCTCTCTATCTCTTCGATCTGATGCAGCACCCTGAGGCACCTGACATGCCCGAAGCCATACTTGCGATATAATGACAGAAGCACGCAGGCGATCACCTGAGGACCGACCCAGTCCTTCTGCCTTTGCCTCATGTATATCCACTGGGCTCTGTTCATCCGGCCCATGTCGATTTTGGCGTTCAGATAGGCCAGATCGTGCCAGCTCTTGCCTAGCTCGTGGTTCCGGATCTCGATGCCTGTCTCGTTCTCCAGCATCTCCAACATGCTCAGCTCGTTTGTGGATCCACACTCGTCCCAGGTTTCCTGCGTCTTATCAATGAGCCTCTGGATCCGGAGTGCTCCCCAGTTCCAGTACCTCTTGAAAGCGATGGCCATGGCGCTGTATATCATGTCAACCTGCTTCTCCATTTCTTTCTGCAGAGCCATCTCTGCATCTCTCAGCGCGTCTCTCATTTCACGATGTCCTCCAGTTTCAATATGGTCTTGTCAGATCCCAGTGCGTATCCGTACTCGATGTTGGATCCCCTTGACTTCTCCCATCCCGGGAGCTGCACTAGCACATCACACCGCTCCAGAAGGTCTAGGTCTATTCTCATGATCTCGTCATAGCTGAAGCTGTCACCGATGACTTCTGTCAGCTCCGCCGGGTTCACTACGTCGTACCCTTTGGCCAGAAGGGCGTCCTTTGCGCCCTGGAATATCCTCCTGTAGTTTTCGATCCCTGTGATCGGTCCGCTGATGTATAGTCTCATGTTGTTCCCTCCTTCTCTGTTCTTTCATGACCCTCGCGATGGCGATCTCCGCCGTCGGGTCCTTGCATCCGCTTTTATTCATCCCATTGCCCTCTCCTTCAGTGCGGCCAGAAGAGCCGCCTGGCTTGTGTCTTTTGCCTGCAGGGCCGCCATTGCCTGCTCGTCTACCGTGCCCTCTGCAATGAGGTGGTGTATGATGACGGGCTTCTCCTGCCCCTGTCTGTATAGTCTTGCGTTGGCCTGCTGGTATAGCTCCAGGCTCCAGGTCAGTCCGTACCACACTATGGTGTGCCCGCCCTCCTGAAGGTTTAGGCCGTAGCCTACGCTGGCCGGATGGGCCAGGAGCACCCGCACCTTTCCGTCGTTCCAGTCCCGGATGTCTTCCGGCCCATTCAGAACACGGGCTCCGGAGACTGCCTCCAGTATCTTGTCTAGGTCATGCTTGAAACTGTAGAAGACAAGCACCGGACTGTCTGTTGTGTCTATGATCTCCTGAAGTGCTTCCAGCTTTGCGTCGTGAATATTGACAACTGTGCCGTCCATACTGTAGACGCTGCCGTTTGCAATCTGCAGGAGCTTCGTCATGACTGCGGCCGCGTTCAGAGCCACCACATCGGCGTCATCGATCTGAAGCAGCTGATCCTTCTCCATGCTCTTGTAGAGTTCCATCTCTTTGTCCGACAGCTTCACCGGGATGACGTTGTCGATCCTGTCCGGTAGTGTGAGATAGTCTGCAGCTGACATACTGACACAGATGTCGCTGATCTTCTTCTCGATCTGCTCCCTGGCTCCCTTCAGAGGCTCCCACTTGTAGACCACGTAGCCGTTGCGGGCTCCTGCTCTGAAGTATTTCTCCCGGTAGGATCCGATCGTGTTACCCAGGCGATCACCTCTGTCCAGAAGATAGACCTGCGCCCACAGATCCATGAGACCGTTGGGTGATGGCGTACCGGTGAGGCCCACCACTCTGGAAGTCACTCCCAGCGTCTTGCGCAGTGCCCGGAAGCGTTTGGCCTGTGGGTTCTTGAAGCTGGAGAGCTCATCGATGACAATCATGTCGAAGGGCCAGTACTTCTTCTTGCTGTAAAGATCCACCAGCCAGACCACATTGTCCCGCCCGATGACGTAGACATCAGCGTCCTGCTCCAGTGCTCTGAGCCTCTGTGCTGCAGTGCCCAGCACCTTGGAGATCTTCAGCTCCTTCAGGTGGTCCCACTTTTTATGCTCTCGCGTCCAGGTGTCCTCGGCCACTCGCTTGGGAGCGATCACCAGCACCCTGCTCACCTCGAACCGGTCATAGATCAGCTCGTTGATGGCCGTCAGCGTGATGACTGTCTTGCTAACCTAAGCCCATATCCAAAAACAGACCCAGATGCTTGTCACAAATTACTCTATTGATAGCTCTCTCCTGATAGTCGTGTGGTATGAACTTCATAAGGCACCACCTCCTTCCTCCCATTCTTTGAATGTTGATTTCTCATGATTTTCCAGCCAGACCTTTGCCTGCTCCATTCCTGTGATAATGATCACGTTGCATCTGTGAGCCAGTAACACCTTACCCCAGTGCTTCTGCAGCTTGGTCGGCGCACCTCCGTCTGCTTTCAATTCAACGAACCATATTTCTCCGGAAGGAAAAATCGCAATCCTATCAGGCACGCCACTATTCCCGGGGCTGACCCATTTCAAAAATAAAGCTCCCTGCTGTCTCAGTTTCAGTCGCATATATCCTTCAATGTCTCTTTCTCGTTCCATTGTTACCTCCTCAACCTTGTCACACCATGCTGTCACACGCTGCCAGCCCTTTATTCTAGGGCGTTTCGCGTTTTTCCTGTGACAACGTGTTCCAAAAATTCCTATAAATTACTTACGCGCGGGTATGCGCGCTCACATTGTTCGCGCGTGTGTGTTTCCAAGAAAAATCAATCTATATAGAAACGTTGTCACAGTTGTCACTTGTCACATCTTTTGTACAGCCTCTGCTGTCCATAAAGTGGTATTCTCACGCGCTTGTTCGTTCTCTCCCATCCGGGGATCCGGACCATCATGGCAGCAATCGCAGTCGAGTCCATAGGCTTCATGTCCTTCATTCTGTTCCCTAGAGCCTCCACCCATATTTCTATATTTGTGACTGTCGTCCTCTTGACCGTTCCCTTCACGACTCCGGCGCCATCGTTCAAGAACATGAGACGGCTGTCTAAGTCGAGACTGTTCCAGTTCTCAGGCAGCAGCTTCTCCAGGTATTCTTCTACGATACCCTGGCGATCGTCTGCTTCCATGGCGTCCCTCTGCGCTTCTTCCGCAGCCCTGGCCGCCTC